AGTATGCTTGTGCAGTAGATTATAGAAATAACAAACTTCTCACAGGATCGCATTCCAACGGTGGCATCTTTCAAGTCTTTGATTTGGTTTAAACCCTTGTAACCTCTGCTTTAAAGTGGTATAATTTACGACATATAATCTAGGAAAATTTACTATAGATGACAGCAGAAACCGCTGAGTTTAGATCTGGTATTATTAGTCCACAAGAAGTTTTAAAACTTTGGCCTACGTTAGAGCCTCAAATACAAAAGTCCTTAGATCATGGTGAAGGTGAGTACTCAACTTTTGATATATTTAGAAAAGCCCTTGATAACCTTATGCAGATATGGGTGACTGTTGGTGCAGATAATGAATTAAACTGTGTGACTGTAACTCAAGTATCAGTGTATCCAGAGTATAAATCTCTACAGATACTTTGCTTAACAGTAATAAATCAGACAGTAAACGATATGAAAGATCAGTTTCACTGTCTTGAAGATTTTGCCAAACAAAATGGTTGTAGTTCGCTAAGAGTTTGGGGAAGAAAAGGATGGGAGCGTAAGTTACGTTCCTTAAAGAGCAAACAAGGTAACGAATTTAAAACCCGTTACTACGTCTATTCTCAGGAGATTTAAAATGAGTTTATACAACCCAATGATGAAGTGGATGAACCCCCGTTACAGTGGGTTAATATGTTTTAAAAATGATGGAGCTTCGGCTGCAGAAGTTGAAACCATTGTAGATGAAAAGCTAGGTACGCCCTCAGAGGGATTGGTTACATCTAATACTGAAAGTACAATGAATTTACCCACCACAGTGGTTGATTCTGTTACAGGTGAAGTTACCACAGGTACGAATCCAGTTACGTTTGGAGGTAATGAAAATGTTGCAGTAACCGAAACTGTTAAGGGGGATACTGAAGCTCTTCTAGGTGGGCAGGATAAAATAGGCTCTCAAATTGACGCAGGATTTTCAAACTTTCAGCCTGTTAATGTTACTAACACCACCATTGATACTTCAAACTTGGCGAAATCGGCTGCAATGGACGCAGGGTTTGCTGCATCTTCTAAAAATCAAGACGCCATCCGACTAGATTTAGCAGGTATTGGAGAAGCCAACAAAACTATAAAAACAGGAGTAGGAGACATTAAAACTACTCTTGGAGGCCCTGATAGTGGTCTGGTAGGAGATGTTGCAGCTATAGGAACTAATGTTGGACAGCTTGGTACTGATGTAGGATTACTTAGTGATGATATTGGTGTTACTGCAGATAGCGGAAGTATAACAAGTCAATTAGCAGGTCTTGGAACTGATGTTACAAATATAGGTAGAAACGAATTAGATAATACAGGAGTTTCTGATAGATTTACAAATGTAGACACTGCAGTTAGTAACGCTGATGCAGCGGCAAGGGAAGCTTTTGAACGTCTTATGGGGGCAGACCCAAGTCAAGTACAAGGATTTTTAGGGGAATTGCAAAGACAAGTTCTACTAGGTCAGACTAATGCACAGACTGCTATTGATACAATTAAAAGAGTACAGGCAGAAAACCAAGTAACTAACAGTGGGCTGTTAAATAATATTTCTACTTCAGTAGGAGGAAGCCTAGCTGCAGACTTCGGTGACTTCACAGGGCAGTATGCTACAGACACAAACTTAGCTACTAATGCTAGGTCAGAACTTCAAAAACAGATTACTGGCGGTGTAGATACTCTTCAAAGAGGACAAGGGCAGCAAATGTCTCAGTCTGCGGCCCAAGCAGAGGCTGCAGCTAATCAGGCGCAGTCTGTAGAACAAAAAAATTCTTTAGCCTACGGTCAGATTATGCGTGACCTCAGTGATGTAAATAAACAGGTTGGGGCAGATCAGGCAACAGATGTATTGGCTAGATTAGGCACAATACGACAAATACTACAATCTCAAGGTAACAATATAGAAGAAAATACTCGTAGAGAATATCAAGATTTAGCCAATGCGTTTGATCAGACAGGAAAGTTAATTACTCAGTCTGTAGAGCAAAATGGTAATGTTACCCGAAGAGGTATGGATGATCAAAACAATCTCCTTATTGCCTCTTTTGATAGTAGTGGTAAACTTCTATCACAAACTACTAGAGATATAGGGCAACTACTATCTCAGATGGATCGACTTGGCTACCAACGTCAAGGAGGGCAATTTGGTGACCTTTCCGCAAATGGATTAGGATTGATGGACGGAAGACAAAATCAAAGTCCTATAATTCGACAAAACTGAATGGAAAGTAATTATGCACCCAGATAAAATTTCTCAAACAGGCACTAACTTAGTAAAGAAGTTTGAAGGCCTACATAAAGTACATAAGGATGGTCTAGTACACAGTTATAGATGTCCTGCAGGAAAGTACACGATAGGATTTGGCGCGACCAAGGGAGTTCGCTCTGGTCATACTATGACAAAGGAAGAAGCAGAGACACGCCTTATACATGATCTTAACGAACATGGTAAAATAGTTAAGAAGTATGTCCACGTTCCTCTAACTCAAAACCAGTATGACAGTCTTACCTCGTTCGTATTCAACTTAGGCGGTGGGGCCTTCCGTAGCTCAACTTTGCTGAAGAAATTGAACAAAGGTTTGTACGACGAAGTACCAGAACAGCTTATGCGTTGGAACAAGGCACGAATAGATGGAAAACTTACTCCACTACGAGGGCTAACTAGACGTAGGGCTGCAGAGTCTGCCTTATTTGCAATGGATGCCAAGATGCCTTCAGATGAAGGTGGTCCTGAGATGCCACAAAAACCTACTGCAGAAGCCCCTAAGTCACTGTTAAAAAGTAAAACAATGGCAGGAGCAGGAATTGCAGGGGCTGCTACAGGGCTAAACGAAGTGGCAGGTCAACTTCAGGGGCTAGTAGCTTACGCAGACAGCCTAAAGACTATATTCTTATTATGTGCAATTGGTGGTATAGCTCTAGCGGCATATGCACGATGGAAAGATAACAAAGAAGGCGTACACTAGTGTTTATTTTCAGTAAGATAAAAACTTACATTATTGGAGCTTTAGCAATGGCTATTCCTATCATTTATTTGATGGGGAAAGTCGTTGGAGCCAACAAAGAAAAGAACAAAGTACTTAAAGACGATCTTCAGGCTTCAAAGAAAAAGACAAATTTTTATAAGAAAATGGCAGAGCATGAAAAAGATAGTATTACTGATCGCCCTAGTCTCATTAAGCGGCTGCGCGGAAACGGTTTATAGAACAGACTTAGAGATTTATTGTCCACCTATAGAGAATTACTCTGAAGATTTTAGTGAGACATTAGCTGTAGAGCTAGATGTTTTAGATGAAGCATACGAGGCAATTCCTGAAGTGGTGACAGATTACATACTACTGCGTGATAGGATTCGCCAGTGTAATGCTGAGAAGGAAGAACTATAATGGGACTATGGTCATCAACAGTTGGGCAGGGTAACACGTTTGAGCAATCAGTATCAAATGTTACTCAGGGTACAAACTACCAAGGGGGATATGATTATGGAGAAGGACCCGGATTTGCTATAACTGGGGGCAATGATTTTGGAAATTCTCAAGAGTCTCTTAACGAATTAGCCACTGCTTATGGTGGCGAAGGAATGGACATAGATACTGATGATGACGATGACGATGATGATGATAACACACAGGCCGTCACAGAAGAGACAGGTATAGATGTATCCGAAGTACCAGAAGTCGATATTGTAGAGCAAGTCTTAGAGTGGGCCGAAAAGACAGGAAGTCTTAAAGCACAGGAAGATAGAGATGCTATATTAGCAGACCCTAAGAAGTGGATGGAAAGCAAAGGGTTCACTTTAGAAGATGCTGTTCCTACACTTGATGCAGATGCTGAAGGTACAGCAATTGATATGGGTGAGGCTAGAAGTGATGATCCAGTAGACCTTGATGTATCTACAGTAGATAAAACCGCATTAGCAGATCAAATAGATAAAGTTGAAGTTACAGACTATTCTGTAAAATCTAATACTAGCTCCCTTACTGATGATATGATGGTAGATGCTGCTACAAAAACCATGAGTAAGGAAGGATTAGTAAATCCAGATGAAATACAGATAGATATAGAAGCGGTTGCTGCAGGAGAGAATGCAGTAGGTAGAGCCGTTAATGATTGGGCTTCAATAGATTTCACTAACATTATTGACACTACTACTCCTTCAGGTAGAGAATTAGCCCGACAGCTAGGAGAAGGTAACTATTTAGATAAGAGAGCTACTACTGCAGGGCAGATAGAAATAATCTCTAGACAATTTATAAATGATAAAGGTCAATATGTAACTCCTGTGTGGGCTAGGCCTATGGTTAAAAGTGCTGCAGGAGCCTTAAACATCACTGGTGCTGCAGCCGAAGCTGCCATAGCACAGGCCATGATGCAGTCGGTTATTCAGGTTGCGGATAAAGATGCAAAATTCTTTCAAACATTAACTACTACTAATTTAGACAACAAACAGAAATCTATCATTAACAAAGCTACTATATTAGCAAATATGGAGACTTCTAATCTTAATGCTAGACAGACAGCCTTAGTTACAAACGCTCAGAACTTCTTGAAGCTAGATATAGCTAATTTAACAAATACTCAACAGGCAGAGATTGTAAATAAACAGGCTAGGATAGAAGCTCTGTTTACTGACACTGCAGCTATGAATGCACAACGGATATTTGGTGCAGAGAATGCAAACGATTTTGCCAAGTTCTTTGGTAACCTAAATGCCCAAATAGACTTACAGAACAACTCAGAGATAAATGCGCTCAAGAAGTTCAATTCTGGAGAAATAAACGATGCTGCCCAATTTGTTTTGGATATAAGAAATAGCAGAGATCAATTTTTAGACCAACTTCAATATAACTACTCCCAGTTTAATGCTAAATGGAGACAGGATGTTACCCTAGAGCAATTTAAGACTGATTGGGATGCTACAACTACAGATGTTAAAAACGGCCTAGATCTAACTAGTGAGCAAATGACAGGGACATGGGACCATGTAGATTCCTTGTTAGATTATGTATTTAAGTATTCTCAAAACGAAAATGAGGCTATTAAAGATTTAACCATTGCTCAAATACAGGCTCAAGCAGGTAGGAAAAAAGGTGGTGGTTTTCTAAGTGGTCTTGTATCTCTAGCAGGTTCTTTTCTAAGTACAGGTAAAGGGGCTGAGTGGCTAATATCATTAAGTGACTCTCGTTTTAAAAATAATATCCAAAAGTATAATACCATAAATGGTATAGGTTTATACAAATGGGATTGGTCAGAAGAGGCCAAAGAGTATGGGGCAGACAAATTACCTTCGTATGGAGTTGTAGCTCAAGAACTTTATAAAACCCACCCTGAAGCTGTATTTGAAAAGAATGGATACCTTCACGTTAACTATGAGGTAGTTAGAGATGCAATTCGATGAAGCAGTATTACTCTCCATAAAGAAATTTAAAGAGGGGAAAATGTTAAATAAAACCTCAGAGATAAAGGATGGCGAAGTCTATTACACGCCTGAATATTTTGATGGGTTGCAACAGGCCCTAAATAGTGATGCAGAAGTAGAAGAGAAAGAGTTGGATCAAGATGGTAATACCACAGAAGTTTGAAGCTCCAATTCCGGGCGAAAACCTAACATCAGATAACCGAAACTACCCTTGGCATAGGCCCCCAGATATTACGGACTATGACGAAGCAGTCGAAAATATGATAAGCAAGATCTCTGAGCCAGAAGACTTAGAGACTATCTATGCGTTGATGGATGTAGGTGCTGATGTAGTTACTATTACTACAGTTTTATTACTTACATCAATTAAACAAGGTAAAATGGGGGTAGACTTAGCTATTCAGGTGGCAGGTCCTGTATCCAGATACCTAGAGATAAAAGCTGAAAATGCCAGTGTAGAATATGAGATGGGGCTAGAAGATAAAGATCGACAGCCTCTGACTGCTACGGAGTTACAGAAACTTCTTTTAATTGCTGAAGAAGAGGGAATTGCTGATATAATACCTGCACCCCCAGAAGATCCAGTAGAGGAAGAGATGGCAGAAGGTGAAGGCCTTATGTCTATCCCAGAAGAAGCAAGTCCTGAAGAACAAGCAAGTATGCTAGGGGATATGCCTGAAGAAGAACCTATTGAGGAAGAGATTGTATAATGTCTGCACGTTTTAATTTTGCTATAGCCGAAGCTCAAGAAAAAATCCAAGATGAAGCATTTATGGATAAGATGGGCATTGGAGATTACATGACCGTCCTAGCCTCTGGACTTAAAGAGGGGCTTCAAGAAAAGGAGCGTCAAGAGTTAGAAGCTGAAAAGTTAAAGAAGGCAGAAGATGCTAAACTCCGACAAAAACAAGTGGCGGCTGATAAACTAGCTAAAGAAATAGACAGTACAGTTAACTTAGTTTTAGAGACAAACGGCCTAAATACATCTCTTGCTCCAAAGCTTACGCAAATTCTTAAAAATAATGGTTCAGCAAATGCTAGTCTTGCTCAGGGGTATATAGATAGCATTGATAACATTAATGAGTTTACATTAAATGCTCCTACGAGTGTTGATGATCAGATGAACATGATTATTCCAGACCCTGTGTTTAAAAATCCTAACCTTAAAAACATTTCAGGAATGGATTTAGGACAGGTTATATCTGAACTTAGTAAGATAACTAAGCAAAGTAATCCAGAAAAGTATGCTGCCCTTGTAGATAGACAGGCAACCCTACAGTCAGGTCAAGGTACTTATAGCGATGATACCTTTTTAAATAAACTTACTAGAGAAAATATTGGTGATGCAGAAATTATGCTTGATGGTTTGCTTAAAACTAAACAAATAGATCAAGATATGGTGCAATATAACAGGATACTTTCAAGGGTTAACCAACTAAGAAGACAAGATGATTATAGAGATTTAAGTAAAGGTGATCCATTTAAAAATAAAGATGGTTTCTTTAAAGATAAAAAAGAAATTGAGCTAATGGTTAACGATCAGGCAAATATGGCAAAGTTAACTCAGACTCAGAAGAATAGAGGGAAAGGTTTAATATCTCCTCCTTCAGAGAAGAAGTCTGTAGAAGAATTATCTGTAACCCAAGTTATATCAGAAAGACAACTTCTAAAAGAACAGGGAGAGAAAACTGATTTAGAAAACCTTAGACTTGTTGCTTTAAATAGTACATATGATGCCTTAGTTGCTGCAGGTAAAATTAATCCTAAAGAAGAAGAAGTTTTTGATGTAGTAGCTCACGTTGCAGGAATGGACGCAAACGAACAGAGAAACACTTTAGTTCTTCTAAAAGACAAACAAAGACTAGGTACGCTAGAACCTACTGAACAACAAACTTTAGCTAAACTTCAGTTCTTAGATAACGTAGATGGGGAATTTACCACTCTTGATAAACGTGTATTTAAAGACTACAGCTATAACGACTCAGATAAAGCTACCCTAGAGGTTACTATAGAAAATGTACAAGAAAGATTAGCGAATTATATAAAAGATAAATCAGGTCTGTCTTCTGATAGATTTGAAACGTACACAAATGAACTTGTAAGATTGAAGATGATAAAAGATTCATTTGATCTTCAGGATAAAGTTAAAGAAAACAATGTTTCTGTAGAGCTAACTAAAGATTTTACTACTATAGAATTTACAGGTGATCCAGAAGGTAGCACAACTCTTGTTAGACTTACTAAAGCAGGAAACTTCTATGTAGTATCTGGTACAAGAAAAGGACAAATAGTTGACAGAGCTACAGGAGATTACAAGCCAGATAGTGTAGGCCCTCTTGTTGGAAATTCAGTAGAAGCTACTTCAAAGTTGGCTAACAGAAATGATGATTTCTTTCAAAAACTTAATGATAAGAAAAATGATGCATCAAAACTTATCCAGAGTTCTTATGAACTTCTAGAGTTTGTACGTCAAAATGAAGGAGTTCTAACCATTGGTAAAATGGCAAGTTTTGCTGAAAGAATAATGAAAGGAACAGAACAGTTCTTTGAAGTAATGAAAAATACACAAATGTCTTATTCTGAGGCACAGATAATAGAAAAAGTAAAAGCATCTGCTATGGCTGAGTTTGAAGCAGCCAATAGCAGTAAAGCTAATTACTCTCAGTTAGCAGGTGTGTATGATCAATGGATATCTCTATCTCTAAGACACGCATTTCAGTTTGCTAAACTCCAACTAGGAAGTTCTGGACAAGCATTGTCTAACATGGACTTTAAAAATACCTTAACTATTAACAATACAGGTTCTACCTATGACGTATATGGTGCAAACATTTTAAGACAAACTGAAAAACTACTAACCTCTGAAAGTTTAGCATTTGATAATAGTCTAAATTCAGATATGGAACATAAGATTGGTCTTAGGGACCCTCTCTATAAAGAGGTTTTTGAGGAAACTGGGATAGTAGTGGGTGGTTTAGATGCGTTTGTTAAAACAAATAATCCAGACGCATACAAAGTTGTTCAAGATTTTAAAACGGATGGTACACTTCCCCCTAAAGGCTCTACTACAGTAGTAAGCCAATCTAGTGCAACTCCTGCAGACTTAAATGAAATAGCAAATGCTCAGGTGGCAGTGGATTATATGAACTCTATAAACCCTAATAACGAATATGGTAAATTTATGCAGGGAAACCCTGATGAAGCTAAAATAAATACAATGGCCCTTGCTTTAGCAGTAAAGGCATATAAAGTTGGAACCCCAACAGCCGAAATGATTAGTCACGCAAAAGGGTGGCTTACGGCTCTAGCCCCTAAACAACCTACGTCTAACAATTAGGAATACCTATGGAAAATCAATATGGCCTAACTCCTGAAACGGCCCAAATGTACATAGATAACCCTTGGGCGAATAATGAAAATATTCCTCAAGAGGAACTAGAAGCTATTGCTAATCCTGTTACTAGCCCCTCCATTAATCAAGAGGAAGAAGATGCAGATAAGGTACTTCAAGATTTAGGTCTACCTACTACTCCTCGTGTGGAGTTTAATGAGACTACTCAGGAACGACAAGAAGCTGTTCAAAGTGGAGATGATCTAACCCCAGAAGCTATCTTTGGTGAAAAACCGGGGGGTACATTCAAGGAGATAGCAAATAACTGGATAGACAGATTAACTGTATTTACCACTGAAAAATTTGATGAGTATAAGGGTTCAAACCTTGCAAATGAGAATCTAAGTGTACAACGAGCAAAAGCAGATTCCGAAACTTATGATGCTGAAGTAGCAGAATACATGACGGAAGCACAGGAGATTTATGATAACTTCGGTACTCCTGAGATAGTTGATGGAAACCCTACTGGTAGACGTATCTATGAAAGGGTGACTAATGATCCTGAAACTGGAAAGATCCTTGTTGAAAATGTAGTTGTGCCTAAACCTGAAGAGATGGGACCTGATTTTTTCAATAGAGTTTTTAGAGAAGGGTTTTTAGATTTTAGAAAAGATTTATCAGGTGCTATGCAACTTGACTTTTCTGATGATACAGGAAAGTTTGAGTTAGGAACTGCAGAAGAAGACAAAGACTTTATTCAAAGCAATCCTACTATGGAGTTAACTTCAGGTGAGCAATTACTTGCAGACGTACTTACACTGGCTCCAGTAACAGGTGGTTCTTCTACTATTACTAGAGGTGGCCTAAATCTTCTCAAGATGGCTACTAGATTAGATAAATCAGCTAGGGTAGGTGGACTAGGAAGATTTGGTAGTACAGTTATTGGGGCATCTTTAGCAGACACTCTCATAGCCAGTGAAGGACAATCAGGAATATTCCTAGATGATAAAATTCAAGATTGGGCAAAAGCTGCAGGATATGATTGGTCAGCCTCTACCTCTAAAGATGTAGGGTTACTATTAGAAGGTTTGCTTTTAAATGGTGCGCTTGATGGACTACTAACTGTAGCAGCCCCTGCCTTAATAAATTTTGGTGGGTTGAAAGCAGGAGATACAACTAAACTTAGCGCACAACAGATGGTAAAGTCTGTTAAAGATGGGCAGGTGTTAAACGTAGTTAATTTCCTTGATCCTGAAATATTAAAATCTAATGGAAAAGCTAAGAACAGAAAACTTATTAAATTATCAGAAGTTCTTAGAGCTAATTCTGTAGAAACAATTACCATAGGAAATTTTGCTAAAGACATTGATGTAACTACCACTATAGCTCTAGCCTCTGGTGCGGAAGCCTACATTAGAGAAACTCGCCAAAACTTAAAAAATACTTTTACTAAAGTAGAAGGCAGAAACAGAAATGTATTTGATGAAGAAGCATGGGAGGCCTATGTAGAAAAAGAAGCTAATGAGATGTTTGCTAGAATGGTAGCTCTTATGAAGGCTAACTCAGGTGATCCTAGACTGACGGGACTTGATGATGCCGTTATTATGCAAACGGGGGAAGCCTTTAAACAAGCTGCAGACCAAATACAGACTAAAGAGGCTTCTCAAGTTCTAACAGACAGACTAGTTGTAGGGTATAAAGAAGAAGTAGATAAACTACTAGAGAAAGCAAATATAAAACAAATTGAGATAGACGAGGTAAAACTAGCTAAACAAAATATATTACAAGATAGCGAAGAATACCTAACAGTTGTTGATGAGTTATATCCTTTTGGTGATATGACAGATCAGACAGTCTCTAGGTTTGCAAACAATGTTTTATTCCCTGAGTTTGTAAAGGCTAAACAGGCCTATCAAAATGCTTTTGACGCAGTACCAAATACACCAATTGGTCAGGACGCTGCAGAAGCTCTTATGAAAATTTTTAAAGATGCTGTTGAAAATAGCCTTCCTGCAGACAAAGTGGTAAACACTAATCGGGCTAAACAAGCGGTAAAATCAAAACTAATAGGAATATTTAACAAATTAAGTCCACAGCCTATTGGTGGTACAGAAAATACTGGACTTGTGTTTGAACAAGAAGCCACGTTTAAAGAAATTACAGATAGAGTTTCTCAACTAGGTTTTGCTGATCTATGGACTTTAAAACCAGTAATTGCCCGTCTAAAAAATACTGGTCCTGAAGATGAACGAGCAATTCTTATTGAATTAGGTAAACATCTTAATGGCAATGTAAACGAAAAGGGAGAGGCAGTAGGACAGATAGGCTATGCCATGTTGTCAGAAAATTCAGCAACTGCAGAGGCTGCAATAAAAGCACAACAGCTATGGCAAGATTTTGATAACAGGTTCCGTGACTCAGAATTTATTAAGCCTGTAACAAAAGCTTTAGAGGATAGATTGGCAAAGAAATTAGCTTTTGCTCCATCCACCGTCAAAGCGGCTGATCTAGGTACTGCAGATGTAGAAGTAGCTTTATCAAATGCTATCGACACGGCTCTAGGAGCTTCATTTAAAAGTGGTACTCTTCAGAGAGAGCTATCTGAAGCGGTAGGGGATTCTGCCATAGATGGGGCAACCGAAACTTCTCTTTTATTTAGAACAAAGATTATTAAAGATGTCGTAAACAGTCTGTCTCCATTTGTAGATCAGGGACTTACCCCACTACAGATTAGACAAGTCTTGCAAGAGCCTATAGCTAACTTACGGGCCTCTGGAAGTAATGATGCTGCAGATCAATTACAGGCCTTGATAACCAGAATAGAAAATAAAACTGTTGAGCTAGGAGACTTAAATCTTAGTCTAACAGATGAGTTAAATGCCGCCAACGATGCAATAGAGGCAAAGAAAAATAGTGTAATACAATCACTTCTGTCTAAATTTAAAGATAGTGACAACTTAGAGATGGCAACGGAAGGACCTGCTACTTCAATAAATTTACAGAGTATTTTGATAAATACAGATACTAATAATACTAAGCAACTTCTTGCTGAAATAGATAAACTTCCTACTGAAGCTGAAAAGTTGTTAGCAAAACAAGTTTTACAGGCTGAAGCATTAGATTTAATAGGGGGTAGAATATTTGGAGCCAGTACCATTGGTACTCAAAATATGAAACCCATATCTAGGGTAAACCAAGGACAGTTAGCAAAGCTCAGTAATGAAGAGGCTACAGGTCTTCTAACTAGCTTAGATTTAATCTTTGATGGACAGTCAGGTCTTGAGGATGTAAGAGAAGGGGTAGTTAGAACACTAGCCATTTTACAGAGACAATCTATGGGGACTTTTTCTAGAGGTGTGTCTGTAGGATCAAATACGTCACTGTTAACAGATCAGGCTAGAAGAACTTCAGACGCTGTATCTACAGGTATTCTTCTTGTAGCAGGATACATGAACCCGACTGCAGCATTTCTCCGTAGGCTAAGTTCTATCCCTCTAAAAGAGTTAGCTGAGTTAGAGAAAGAAGTAGCTGCAGATGCTTTAGCAGTAATATTAGCCCAACCAGAAGAGTTTGCTACCTTAATAGACAGACTTAGAAAAAATCAGAATATTCAGGCTATTAAAGGGGCAGCTAGACAGACAGTTAATGCGGCATACCAAGGCGGTAAGTACAACATATTTATAAGAGAAGAAGAGCCTACTGATGAAGAAATTGGTTTTATCCAACAATTTGTAGGTAGGGACCTATCAGAGGGTATAGGTGCAATATTTGGGGCTAAATAAATAAAACCCCCACATTGCCTCAAGCATAAAACAGTGTGGGGGCTTCAACCAACTAAGTGCCACTTCCCCATACCCGTGTTTGAGGTTGTGACGAGGTGACCAAACCTCATGCAAACAATATATAGTATACTGCCCCCACCGTCAACCGATAGTGGGGGTTTTTCTTTAAAAACTTAGGTAATATCTACCATTTCACAGACATCCCCAGAACACGCCATTGTCCTAGAACCTGAAGTGTTATCCTCTTGCTCATAGAGGTCTAGCTCATCCCAGTTAATGTCTTTAGGCATGGACTTTAGAAGAGTGTCATAGTCTTCTCTACTTACATTCTGGTAGGGAGCCTGTTGATATGTATGTTCTTCAAAAGGTAAGAAGCTAACACCAGACATTTCATCAAAGTGTTTTAATACAAAGGAGCCTACCTCTAACCACTCTTCAGGTTTTACGTTAATAGTAACACTAGGTTTATGTTCACACCAGTGTCTCTGATAAATTAGCCAAGTCTCTAGCTGTTGTATGGCTGAGAAGTCCTTAGTACACTTAGCCCCCTCTGGCGCTCTCATAGGAAAACTAAATACAGTTGTGTGATCTGGCTTCATAAAATCAGGTTCACTAGGTATCCCCTGATCCACCATAAACTGTGTGAGAGGGTCTTTGTTATCTCCTCTAACTGTTCTTATATAGTAGGGGGAGTATCGTGGGTGTAGTCCACTGGCACTATCAACTAACTGAGAAACAGTACCAGAGGGCTTAACACAAGTTATGGCAGTACTGGCAGGTATCTTTAGCCTCTCTGACCACTCCTTGTTTGTTTTAATAGCTAACTGCTTTAGGTGTTCCAGAGTTTCATTTAATGCCTCATTCTTAACAGTCATAAGTGGGTTATCCATAATACCTGTAAGGCTTACTCCAAGTAGACGCTCTTCCTCTGTGTTATCCTTCCACACTTTTCTTAAGTAAGGGAAGTAAGTAAAGGTAGATTGAATAGTGCCTAGTATAGTAGCTAGTCTAACTTTCTTCTCTATAGCAGCAATATCATCCGTAGCCCTAACAACTACTTCAGATAAATTACAGAACTGCATGGGCCTCAAGCTGATCTCAGAGCACGGGTTGCAACCGAAGTCTTGGTCGGCATCTCTTCTACCACTTTGCTCTGCAATACGTTTACAGGCCTCTCTGTTGAAGATACCCCGTTCACCGCTGCCACTCTCTACTAAGGAAGTCCACTCTCTTATGAAGGACAGTGCATCAGGAGTTTCTGTGTAGACCACGCTGTTGTTAGCCAAGGCTCTGTGTGGAGCATTCTCCCACCACTTGCCTGACTTAGCATGACGCATTCTATCATCCGACAGATTAGATAGGGATATCATAGCTGATCGCCTTACCCCACCCATAACAATAACTTCCCCTATCTTGCACATAATATCATGGCATTCCATAGAGTATAGCTTTCGCCCTTGAGCATTCTTAAAAGTAGAAATACAGAAGTTAAACAGATCTACTAGTGGGGCAGGGCCACTGGCTCTACCACCAAAGGTCTTCAGCCTAGCTCCTGCAGGTCGTACTTTAGATACATCCCACTGTGGGATTTCTCCTGCCCATAGCAACGCTAGAACTTGTCGGAAGCCTTTAGCCCACCCACGTTTACTATCCTGTATAACCACTGTGGTATCTGAACTAAAAAGGTTCTCAGGGACTTCTGGTAGCTTAGATATATACTGCCTCTCTACACTAAACCCTACGCCTGTTCCGTTGAGAAGTATATACATAGCTTCATCAAAAGACTTAGGATCATCTACTGGTAGGTAAGAACAATTATACATACAGGTATTGTCTCTCTCAGCCGCAGGTCCTGCAGTCATAAGAGATCTCATAGAGGGCATTATGTTAAGACTAAGAATACCATCCCGTATTTCATCTACATAGGAGTCATTACCAATTAGAGGACGAACTACATTGTCCATGTACCTCTCTACGGTTTCGCCCCAAGTCTCTCTGCGCTTCTCTTCATCAAGCCACCTTGCATAGCGAGAAGTGGCTATAAAGGTTTGGTAGTCAGTTGGTAAGTAGTTGTTCATCTTTTTCTCATTAGGTAAGGGGCCTAGACCGAAATACTCTCTCTGAGCATTGGTGTAGGCCATTGCTTCAATATCGTCTTTAGATATCATATTAATTTATTTATTATTGTATTTAGAATCTTTCTCCAGAATGGAGATAAGTCGATCTATGTACCACCTGCATTTATATAAATCCTGCAGAGCTTTTTCCTTGTAGGGCCATCTCCACAAGTATTTGAATGCGGTTTGCCAACAGTAGGCAGAGTGACCAGATATATCTGATCCTTTAGTCATAGCTTCCATAGCATCTATACACTCTATAGAAGCATTATTATAGTGAGGTGGGTTATCCACCATGTCTAATCCAATAGTATCGGTATTCATTGTAAGGGTTAAGTCATCACCCATTGTAATAGTTTCTTTGTGAATGTGAGGTATGCTCATCAGTGTATCCTATTCTTAGGTTTTAGTTTTATAACATTGTTCTTAGTTTTATTCTCTTCTATTGCATCCATAAGAGATTGGTCTGGTTCAAACTGTATAAAATCTTCTCCAAAGTCCTCTCCTGAAACTATAGCAGATAAGTCAGACAGTTGTCTTAACATCCCACCAGTAACAGCAAAGCTTTCCATATTTATTTTAATGTCGTGTACTATTCCATTTAACATATCCAAGTAGAATATCATCTCGCCATCATTTTCTTCTAAATCGAGGTTATGAATTACCTCTATATCAACGGCTTCTGTATCTGGATTAATACATAACTCTAAACGTAAACTATTCTTTTGTAATTCATCTGCCACTTAATTTACCTTTCTCATGCAAACTAAAGAAATGCTCTGCGTCCATAACCACAAGAGGTTTCTTTCTGTCTGCCTTTAAAACTACTAAAGGTTCTGCTTTATTGGGGCAGTTTTCAATAGCTTGATCCATTAATTTATATACAGCAAAGGTTTTGTATGCCTTGCACTCAATAGAGTATGGAAATAATTTACGGGCTGCAGGGCTGAGTTGTACGTCCTCACCACCTGCCCCCATAGATGTACTACGGCAATCATCAGGCTCAAGCTTTGGGAATATAGATAATATTTTATCCCTCACCCACTGCTGATGCCGCCTACCTTTGGCTTTAGCTGATTGAACGCTTATAACCATTTAGGTAATTCGATAAAGGTGTAGCTACCCCATCCCGTGCCATACTCCAAAGACTGATCTGCAAATGCTATCTGATCTATTGTATCATGCATACGCTGTGTTGCGCTCTCCATTAGTTCTGGAGTTACAACGTGCATATGTGCAACATACGGGCTAGATTTTTCACAGGTTATAAATGAAAATTCTTTCACCTCAAACCCTGCTAGTTCGCATACATATTTGTAAAACGCTGCCTGAATATCATAAGCATATTTAAAACACTCTTTGGAGAAGCCTACAGGAGAGGCGTCTACCGTTGTCTTAACATCGTACACTGCACCATTTTCAGTTATCATAAGATCAGGCCTAGTTTTTAATTCTAACCCTGTTCTTTTACACTTAGCAAAGATGCTTACTTCGTTCATCCTATCCTTGTGGCGTAAAACTTTATTACACTCAGGGTGATCCAAAGCAGACTTAGCCATCCTATGAGCCATGTGGTATTCTACTTCATTGAGAAGCACCTGATCCTCTTCAAGACTTTCTTCTAATTCTTTAAATGCTTTAGAGGTTTTAGTCTTTGGCCCTTTAACAACTAAGTCTTTGTCTTCTTCCAGTAGTAGGGCATGAACTGCCGTACCTAAATTAAATGCGGTAGATGATTTATATTTTTGCCCTTTCCAGTGGGCGAGAGATTTTTTGTAGACTGTCTTTACTGTAGATGAGCCGATACCACTCATAGAATGGTATCTCTCATTAGACATATCTTTTATAACGCCCATTAGACAGCGGCTGCTACATAGTCTTTAGATAAGTCTTCTACTGCATCATATAGTTCTGCAGCTTCATCCTCATCCTGAACAACCTTTCTGGCGTTTTTATAGGATTCATCTATTCTGGCATTTTCTGATTTAACTAGGCCAAAAACATGTTTGATGCTTTCGTCAGCCATATCATCCATAGTAATAATGTCGTTAAACTGTGGACTAAAATGCATGACATAATAAGATGCACCTTTAGGAGACTTACGCTTCTCTGCGCGTAGAACACTATTAAAGTCCCACACATTCATACCCTGACGCATCTTGTTAATTACATCGTGGTAAAAGGGACCATAGTTTTTACGCTTGAGAGATAGGACACACGGCTGATTTTCAATGGTAACCTCTTTACCTTGAGCCGTTTTACCAGTGTATGAAACTACACCCCTGATAATACGGTATCTATCTATTCCGTTATACTTCTCACGTTCTTTTGGGTCCATAGCTTGTTGATCTTCAAAAGAAGGTAAACCACACATAAGTCCACCCATCTGATCCCTAGCTTCCTCACGGTTGTTTTTAACCAACAGAGACTTATTAATTAATTTACCATCATCCCAGTGTTGATACTGGATGTGATTACTAAAGGCACGAAGCCTTACATTATCCTTTGCATACACCCGATCTTCTGGAGTATTTAAAAAGAACGCCCCTAATGGAATTTGATTACCATCGGCATCTTCTCCAAAGGAGTTTATTTTTAGGGTAGGTATACTGGGAGACTTCGCTCCAACAGATGCCCCTAGCTCTTCACTAATTTCAGCCAAACTCAAGCCACTTGTTTCTACTAATTCACTCATTTGAGTATCCTTTTATTGAGAGATTTCATTTTACCATTACTATACCAACTAATCAAGTATATTCTTCCTGATCTAGCCAATTATTTCCCCCTGAGATTTCTATCTCAAGAGGCACTACCATATTATAGTTCCACCGTCTTTGTGCTTCTTTATTAACACCCGTCATAGCCCAAGTCAAAGCCTCTTTAACTATGTCTAATTCATTAGGATGAGTATCCACACAAATTGAGTCATGTACAGTTAATATCA